CAATATAGGTTGTACCCTCTTTGAAAAACAAAGGACCTTCAAGCCCAGAACAGTTAAAGAAAGCTTTGTCACCAATGGTCGAGACATTGTTTAAACTTAAACCTTTTAAATTGATACAGCCCTCGAAACAAGACTCATTTATTGTTATCAAACTTGTTGGTAATAAAAGATTGTCGTTCGATAAACTAACGCAATCCTTAAAACCGCTTGCACCTATTTGCTGTATAGAATGGTCTGAATCAAAAAATAGTTGACTTAGATTATCACAACTCTCAAATGCACTTTCGCCTATATAGTTTACATTTCTTGGCACAAAAACCTTACCAGAAATATTGTCGCAGTCATAAAAAGCTCTATCGCCAACCTCGTAAGATGAAAAATCCGCGAACCTTACCTTATAAATATCGTCTCGGTTACTCCAATAATCCGCTGGAATGTCATCGAATGTAAAATCTATTATAGAATCACCTGAATCATAAACCCTTGTAGCCTTCCAATCCTCTTCGGTGACATAAGACTTGAACCCTTCTTCGTCATTTATTTGAAGAGAGAGTTCTAACGAGTAATTCATAGACTCGTTAACCAACATATTGTAGTCTACCTTCTCTACCTTTAAGTTTTCAAAAAACAGCTTGGATGTAATTATCCCGCTGCAGTCTGTGGCAACTATATCCAAAAAGTTTACTTCCTCTCCAGTTACCAATCCAGATATAAATCCGTTTTCATATCCATTTACTAAAGACGATAGAGAGATAGTAGCGTTTACTGGATATTTAATTTCCCTCCCGCATACATAGTCGGAACCCAGCTTGTAATAGCTAGCCCTATCTATATTCATGTTAAAACTAAATGAATTTAGTATGTGATTGTTTGGTGATAATTTTTGACCTCCTATTTGCAAATCTTGCAGGGTAAAATCCAACTCCGCTGGGGTTGGTGTGGCTAGACGAGATCTATCCAGATCATAAACATCCCCAAAAAATTTATCTTCTACTATCTTTGTTTTAGTTATGTCAAAGTTTCCTACCCCGCTATTATTTCCAGACTGAAGATTTATTGCTGGCGATTTTGTGTTTGATCCAAAATATTTTTCGGATTCTACATTAGAGCACAAAAATGAAACAGAAACTTCAGGAATAGATCCAACTTCAAAGTTCAACCCATAACTTGATAAATAAGCATTTCCAAAAGATATAATTTCACCTCCAGGTGGATAGTTTTGATCTTTTATATTTTGAATGCCATCTTCGCCTTGTTCTGGGTTATTGTAAAAATAAAAATTATAAGACTTGTCTTTCAGTGATGACATTAAGCTTAATTCTGATTTCTCATCTAAAGAGAAACTCAAGCCCATTAAATCTTCGTTTGCATAGGTCGGAGAATATGTATAACTTAAACTTAAATCTACATTTGGACTTCTTATTAAATCATCCACTATTAAGTTCTTACCTCCAAGTTCTTGAACTTTTTGTCGGTCTGAAGAGAATCCAAAAGAAGCAGATTTAACGGAAGCAAACAAAGAACCGCTGTCGTCTGTGGTTTTAAACGCTGGCGACTCCCCCAAGACTACAGCTGTATTAGAGCTTTTTAGAACTATTCTCGACATATTATCTTTGATAAACTATTTCAAAATCCGTCCAAGGAGCAATATCATAACCTGCAGCACCCAGTGGCGCATAAATAATCTTTTTCCCATTCCTAGTATTAAGTGATGTTAAACCCTGGAAAGCATTAATGTTTACACTTGCTGGAGCCTGTTGTCCCTTAAATTGTAATTTTTGTACTGCCTTGCAATTGTTAAAAGCGTACCCCCCAATTGTTTGGACACCACTCTCAACTGTTACCGAGTTTCCTATAAATTTACAGTTCTGGAAAGCCCTAGGGCCTATACTAGTTACAGTGTCTGGTATATAAAGTCTACCAAATGCGCCGATACCAGCAAAGGCGTAGTCTCCTATTTCTAAAAGTCCTGATGGCAATATTAATTCACCATTGATTTTACTGCAACCCCTAAAAGCCTCATCGCCTATGCCTGTTACATCCAAACCTATAGATATATCACCATTATAAGATAAGCAGTTTTTAAAAGCCCTAGCTCCTATAAGAGTGGCGGAGTCTGGAATAACCAAGTCCCCTGTAATACTACTGCAGCCCTCAAAAGCGCTTGCGCTTATAACATCAACCCCTCTACTTATAACAAGGTTTGTTACTTCAGAGCAATTTTTGAAAGCATTAACACCTATTGTTTGTATGGTACTAGGCATTATTATATCATCCCGAATACCAGAGCAATCCATAAAGGCGTTATCGCCTATTGACTGACAAGAAACGCCGAGTGTTAAAAAGTTATAATTACTCTGACCACTAATCCAATTATTTGGTATACTACCACTTAATTGCAAAGAATCTAAAGTAAAAGAACTAACGGTTGTATATACATCCTCTGGTTTTACAGTTTTTCTTTTTGGGTATACTCCTAAAGGATCTTCCTCGAAGGTGACCTGAAGCGTATGAGAGTCATAAGTATCCCAAGTATGCCTCCATGTTTTGCAGACGAATATCTTTGGCCTATTATAAACTCCATTTATCTGATGTTTAAACCTTTTGTAACCACCTTTACTTTCTAAAAAGTGAAGCATAGCCTTCAACTGTTTTGTTGTTATATTTTTAAATTCGTAATTTATTGGGAATGTTGAAATATTATCTTTTATTTTTCTCCTAACCGTTAAACCATTCTTATCTCCAAACCTAGAAACATCTATTTCTACATTGTTTGATTGCCCTACATCTGGAGCCCAAAAGAAATCTTGGGTAAAATATTCACTATCTCTTAGATAATCTACAGTATCATCTGAAGAGTCATGGTCTTTAGTACAATAATAAAAACTATTCATTCTGTCTTTATATAAACCCTCTTCTCTTTGGTCGTAAACTACATCATCCTTTTTGTATTTCCACCTATTAGCTTTATAAGAAGAGCTTCTGGGGTCTGGGTTTAAAAAGTTTAATCCAGTCCAACTAAAGTGATTTGCAGCCTCAGTCACATCAATTACCGCTGTGACGGTATAATTATTAGCCTCTGTCTGGTTTAAGCTGTAATTAGTGCAATAACCGTTTGCAGTCCTATATACTGTTGGGTCTGTATCAAAATTTACAGGCTCATGTCCTTCTTTACTTTCTAAGAAATTAACTATTTTTTGAGCCTCCTCCTCAACAACTTCATAAGACATATTAAAAGAAGCGGTTAGGTTGTTTACGCCAATTGGGATTATATTTAGATAGTTGTTGTCTGTTTCTAAGGTTAAATCTTTTGAATCAAACTGAACAAAAGAACCCTGGGACGGACAACTAAGATCTGAAATCTCGTCAAACTCCTCTATTCCAGATAGGTTTCTAGTCCTATCGTAAAACAAATCCTCTAAATTTATACCGCTATAGTCCATATGTGTTTATACCTAAGTGTCCGTTATAAGATAAATTAAGCTTCATCAATCCGTTTGCTGAATGGCTTAAATTTTGACTAACAAGTGTTGCATTAGGAATGGGCATTTTTTGTATTAATCTATTATCCCTACCCTTAATAAAGAAATCTAATTGTTTGTCTTGTCTTGTGCTGAAAAAATTATTTAAATCCAAACCATAAGATTCATCAAGCTCCAACTGAATGGTAGCTGTGTATTCTATTGGGCTTATAGTCTCCATTTTGGAAATTGATGTTTGACCCACTGTGTAAAACGCCTTGTTCTTCCTGTTTAAAGAATAATCAAAACCAATAATCCTTAGGTCGTTGAAATCTGGGCAGCTAACAGACAAGGAACTTTGGTTCGGTACGGATATTCTGTTCTCCAAAGATCCAAAACCCTCTCCAGAATTTACCCCACTTTCTATGTCATCCGCTATAACAAAACTCGTTGTAACTCTGGGTACAGCTCCAACGGCACAATTAACAGCATAAGACGACAAATACCCACTCTTAAACCCATAATAATTATTCTCAGATTCGTCTACTACACTAGCAGCTAATGTTCTCCCGTATCCAGTACACCTATGCAACACTGGATCTTTATATAAAAGAGACCTAGTTATAGACATTGTTTTCTTCATAGGCCCAGAAACAGAAGTAAACCCCTTTCTTGTACCAAGAGGTTTCACCAAAGACGCTGAGTTTTGCGAAGAAAAATTAAAAGACTCTATGCCTGGAAGTTCAAAACCACCAACATACATTTTTGATTCGTGTCCAAGTTTAGCTCCAAACATAAAATTTAACTTCTAAGCGAACCTCCCAGTCTCTTCTCTTCCCTAATTACTTCAAGAACCTTATCTTTAATTTGTTTTGCAAGTTCCTGTCTTTTCTTATTATCCTCCATAGCTCCAGAGCTTTCTGTCTTTTCTCGACCCTCAGAGCTAGAACCACCACCTCCATTGGAGTTGCCTGAACCGCCCGTTACGGTTATATTGATTTCCCCAGCATTTTCTCTGGTGACGTCAATAAGCTCTTCCATTTTTTCGATAAGTTCTTCTGATGATTCTCCGCCTACTCCCTGTTCTGTTCCAGCATTTGCGGCTTCCAGATTACCCTGTCCTATTCTTTGTGTTGCGGCACTGTTTAAAACAAACTCTCCGCCAGTCAACATTGCTGGAACGTCATCTATTCCTGTTCCGTTTGGTATATATCCTCCAGTCGCTCTAGGATAAACGCCTGTACCAGTACCAACACCACCTTGGTAAGTATTAAGGTTGTCTTCCAGTTGTAACGCTTTTGGTATATTACCAAGACCAATCCTCTTGTCTAAATATTGCTGGACAAAAGGAGTATTTATGTTGTCTTTAAAATATTGATTTGAATTAAGAGAAACGCCGCCTCTTTCATTGAACATATTAGAGAGTCCACCATAACTTTGTGTTTGGCCAGGTAAACTACCCCCACCTAAGAAACCTTTAGCTCCTATTTTAAATTTATCTAAACGGCTAAGTACTGTTCCGTCAGCTTTTGCCAAGGCTTCTGCACCTTTTACAGCATTACTAGCCCCATTAATTCCAGATGTAATACCAGCCGACACAAAGGTCATAGCTAGATTAGTTAGTATTGCTTTTCTTTGTGCTTTTTTGGCCTTCTTTTCTTCTTCTCTTCTCTTTAAATATGCAAAATAATCTTTTTGATATCCAACATTTAATTCAAAAGCTTGACCTTTTGCATCCCTAGTTGCTTCTTGCAGCGGAGTATTTCTATTCCTACCAAAATTAGTCAACCTAACACTCTCAGGCTCCAAAGCTAACACAGCTGCACCAGCTGAAGGAGAACTTATATAGTCTTTTTTACCAGAAGTAAAACCTTGAGTTGCAAAATCCAATAAGTCATTTGCTCCCGTTATGTTCCCAGAATCATAAAGCCCTGGGGCAAAGAAATCTCCACCTTTGCCTGTTTGTCTTTTGTATTTAAAGTTTTCGTCCCGCTTGTTTCCAAATATATCAGCTTGTACAAGTCCTCCGTTTGCAAATTTCTGAACAGCACCCTGATTAACTTTATCAAGAAATCCTGGGCCATATTTATCTACTGATTTTTTATTGAGAACAAATTCGCCTCCCATTGTCATTGCTGGAACAGAGCCTGAAAGAGCATCAGGTACAACCTTGGAAGATTTTTGCTTAATCTCGTTCAAAAAATCAACTGCTATAGTCTTACCAAAAGATTCTGTGTTTGTAGCTTGTTCTGGTTGTGCCTGAGAATTCCATCTAGAAATAGGTATACCAGACTCAACCCTACCAGTCACAAATGGAGATTTTTCTATTCTTGTGGTATTTTCAGAACTTGCCCCTACAGTCCACCTAGATGCCTCTAAACCAGATTCTGTTCTACCAGATTTACTAGGCTGTTTAGCTGGATTTGGCTGACTTGCTTCTTTAGTCCATTTGGATACAACTATTCCAGACTCCGAACGAACCTCTTGATCCTCTTCTTCGAAATACTCCCTCTCAAAATCTTCTTTACCTTCGTATACTGATTTAGGCGTCCATCTGCTAATGAGAACTCCAGAATCAGACCTATAATTCAGGCCTTTTTCAAGTTCTGATTTTTTTGCATTTAAATAGGACGATTCCCTAGTCCAAGAAGATGCCAAAAGTCCAGACTCTGTTCTAACGTCTCCTGAAGGCTCTCTATAACCATCCCTCTCTTCTGTTCTGTCTGATCTTGGGGTCCAACTCGAAGATTGAGTCCCAGACTCAGTCCTCACCATTCCGCCCTGATTATAGCCTTGTATGTTTCCCTGATTCAAGGCGTTCATGAAGTTAGGGCCATACTTTTGCACCGCGCTTTTCTTCATCACATACTCTCCACCCATTAATACTGCTGGCACATCGTCTTTTGTTCCAGAGCCTCCAGAAATCATACCACCTTCAGCAAGAGCTGGCGCACTGCCAAATACAGATCCCAAAGCACCCGCACCCTGCCTAAATAAATTATCAAGGCTTGCTTTAGCCATTCTGCTGGCAAAGTCCGATGCGGCGCTTCTAAGAACATCGCCCAAGCTTTCACCCTTCGTTATAGCGTCTACCATACCGCTAGATAGTGAATCTATGAATTGATCAGCTCCTTGAGCAAATGATTCTTTCAGTCTCTCTATCCCTTCTTCTCCAGTTATGCCAATCTTTTTAAGTCGATCACCAATTCCTTGGGTAAGTTTTTCTTCCGCCTCTATTTGCGTTTTTATTTTCTGGAGATCTTCGTTACTTGCTCCAGACTTAAGGGCATCCCTAAATTTATTCCTAAGTGCCAATATCTTAATTGTCTTCTCAAGTTCAAATTCAAGATCTACTCTTGTGGCTGTTGATGTGGTTTTTCTTATTTCTGCTCTCTTTGATTCAAGGGCAATAAACTCTTGTTGCTTACGAGTAGCATCTTCGTTTGAATCTCCTTGTGATAAAGCGTCTTTAGCTACATTTACTCCTTGTATGTTTGTAATAGCGGATTGTATTTGACTTGGGTCCGCAGAAGTGAAGGCGGTAAATTGAGATTGTGCAAGGCTATCTCCCAATCCCTGAATGGCATCTCTTGCTATATTGTTAAAGTTAGTTAAAGCGGCTGATAAAGCATTGGTTGTATTCGTTGCTTGTTGGGTCGCGTTTGCTATTGCTTTTTTGTTCTCTTCGTCTTGATCGGCGAATCTCTTATCGGCTTGAGCTCCTCTTTCTGCTGCTTGAGCTTTTGCTTCAGCTGCTTTTTGTGCTGCTGCCGCTTCTTGTAGTTCGACATCCTTTACTACCGAATTTGTATATTCCCGAGCTTCCCTAGATGCCTCAGCCATCATATCTCCCCTAACATTATAATTTGCAGCTGAAGAACTCATTGATTCAGCCTCTTGCACAGGATCGGCAGGGGCTCGTTGAGGCAGTAACCCATCACCATCTTCGAACCTTCCCTGAACTCTGTCTTTTATTTTACTAAACAGAC